CCTATTCCTCCTCTGCTGAGCAGCCCCTTAACCATACAGCAAATTCCGTGGCCGGTTTCTTGCTGTAGGAGGTTACCGTCAATATGCCATCTGTATTACACTCTGCATCATCAATCATGTTCAGGTATTTTCTTCGTATTTTTATTTTTTCTGCCTTCTGCGCCGCCGTAAGTTCGCTGTCGCTCTTTATCAGTCCCGCATACAGCTCAATCGCATCTGTTGTCTTAAGATGTTGCACTTTTATGTCTGCTGTGTATGGCGCAGCGGATTGTGCGAATGCAGGGATGGTAATTTGTTTGTCATTCCTCAGGGCATTCACTGCCCTATTCGTAGCGTTAATGTCATTCTGTCCAAAACTGTCGCCCTTTTGTGTATAGGTAGTGGCATCTGATATACCATAGGTGCCATCCTCGTTCTGGGTCAACCTCCATCGTCTGGAACCCTCATATATATCGTCCCTATAATCTGTTTTTAAACTCATTACTCAAATGCACCTCCATTAAGCGTGAAAGCCAGGCGTCTGATTCCTTCGGCCCTTCCTAATATGTTCCTGTATATCTTCAGGCAGGCGGATTCAATACGGTTCAGCTCTTGCCAGTCGATGAATGGGCCGTTGTCATGATAAAACTGCCTTTCTCCTACATCGAAGGGGAATGTCCCTACGCAGACATGGTCTATATTGGCCTCAAAGCGGTTAATTTCATCGGCATAAAACCCATAATCCTGATAGGTCTTATCCTCTCCCATCTCCTCAAACTTAAAGTCCGGCCACAGAGTAAGCGCCTGGGTCCGTATCTCATTGATGTTGCCCTTGATGCGGTTGTAGTCACCAATATTAAAATAATCACTGGCCTGCCAGTCTGTTTTTGGCTGTTGCCACATAACTCATGTCCCTCCTTGCCTTGATGGTACCGCTAAGCCCACCATTAAATTTCAGGGTATGGTCCGTTACCCGTATCAGCAGGTCAGGCACATACTTATTTTCCAGGAATGCTATGTCGTTGGCATCAATCCGTGGCTCTCCCCGGTATGACAGGTCATATTCCCGGTCTGATTTCATGTAGTCCCCAATCCAATCCGCCAGGTTCGCGGCATGGACCGTGTCGGACACAAGCGGATTATTCCACGCCTCCAGGCTGCCGGTAGGATTTAGCTGTCTGCTTACCTTGGACTGGGTAGTAACATATTCCCTGCCTGTCACGACCACCTCTGTCGGCCCTGTGATTCCTGTAAGCTCCACCGTTGCGTAATAGGCACTACTACCCACAATCTCACACCCATATTTTGGAATACTTGCAATACCAGTGAAATAGCCAATGAACTTATCACACCACTCTATATCCGGTTCATTCCCGATTCCCCAAGCTGCTGTCAAATCTACCAAAAGAAGTGAATCTGTATAAAGCCTTTTGTTTCCATAGGTATAAATCCTTAGGTCCCACTCTCCTGTTATCTCAACCGTGTCAATGGCTGATTTGGTATGCCACACTCCATCTGGCGCAATAGTCTCTGGACGTAGATTAATATTAAATGATTCTCTATTGGCAATCGCCCTGACCAAATCGCATTCATCATTTCCCGAATACTCACCGGGTGATTCCTCCCGCATGAAATTCCCCCGCAAGTAATATTTATGTCCGGATATCATCTGCACAGTTTGTACTATGTGGACTGCGTTTCCATCTTCCGAGACAACGTATGTGCATTTTCTGGCTGCGTCATACTGTGCGTTGAGCCATCCGGTCACGCCGGTATCAAAAGACCCGTTCTGAACCATATTGGTTGCCTCCACATAAACCGGGACGTATGTCTTTAAATCATAGGATGGATTAGAAAAATAAAACGTATATCGGTTGTCTAAAGCGGTTACACTTATGGTCTCCCTCGCCAGCTCCTTTGCATCCTCTGTACTGAGATTGTATATGGTGCGTACGACCTGCAGTTCCCTAACCTTGGCCAGCTGCGTGCCCTTTGGTGTCTTGGTCAGCTCCACACCATATTCCAGGACATAATCAGTGCTGTCACCGAAGATTATATTGTCCAGCGCTACACGGTTGTTGGGACATCCCTTGGAAAATTCCAGCACCAACCGGTCAAACTCTGGGAACTCATGGCTGACAACGTAAGTCTGTGTCAATCCAGGGACTGTATAATCTTCCATAGCCGCGTTATTGTAGTAGGCATGGAAGATAACTGTATCCGGCCAGTTGCGACCAAATTCCAGGGTTAGTCCAAAACACTTGTATGCCGCCTCCGTAGTTATTTCCACTGTGGGATTGTCCGTAAACAGCCCGTCTTCCTCGGCGACGGCCTCAGACACATAGCCCGTATTGAGATAAGTGGCTCCATTGGTCGTCTGCCTGGGAAGGAAATACTGTGCGCCGGATGTGCCTGTGTAATCCTGACCAGGCAGGGCATACACTTCCTTTTCCGCGTGGTCAAGTATAGCTGACGCGTGGGAAAAGTATGTCTCGTTATCAGACGCCGCCTCCATATCCGGTACAAAACTGGACTTAAGGATTATCCTGCCGGTCCGGTCCTGGTACAGGATACATCTGCCGGCATTAGCAATCAGCTGCAGGGCTTCCTTATGCGCTACCACCGGCATCGGATTAACCACCAGAACGTCCTTAAGATATGGATCTATCCAGTAGTCCCGGTAATCCACCTGGGCATCCGCAAGGACATCCACAGCCATGTCATACAGGCTCATACCGTCCGGATGATACCGGCCACGGTAATATGTGCCGTCCATCCCATCAAAACGGTCTGATGCCTGGAAGTCCATCTCCGTATCATCAGCTGACCATGATTTCAGTGCAAGTGACGTTCCCGGTATCCACTCAATCGTTCCATCATCCATGGCCTGGCCATAAAGCGCCTCGATACTCTGACCAATTTCCAAGAAGTTCACTGTACTTTCTTCATTCTCCACATCATAGGCCCGGTCCTTATTATCCACCGTTACGGAAAAATCTATGGTTGGCAACTCCTCCGATATAGGACTGATATGTTCTTTTTTGGTTGCGGACAGTATTTTTTTGCTGTCAAAATAGATGCCTATGCCCATCGTTATTTGGTTAATGCGCAGTCTGCTCTGTCCATTGGCCATGACAGACGGCACAAAACGGAGGAAGGTTGCAGCCGGAAATATCTCCTCCGTTACATAATGGCCACTCATATTTCCAGTCACGTCCATAGTCCGTTTGTCTGAAATGATGGTAAATTCTACGGGATATGCCTTGCCAAACTCTACGGTAAGTCCCTTGATGTCATATTGAACGGGAAACCGGATTTCAATTTCCCCCTGAAGGCCATCCGTCACGATTCCCTGGTTGAGCACCACGTCTGCTGCATCCCTGGGAAGGAAGTACATACTGCCATCCACCGTGGTATAATCCTGGTCACAGGTTGCATACAGCTCCTGTACCTTGTAGTTATCCATGGGCTTCACTAGGTCGGAATAATAAGTATACATATCCGGCTCAGGTATGTAGGCGGATGCCTGGGCCTGTTGGTTAATCAGGCCGATGGTGACACGCAGATGAGACAGTGGGTTCCTCCACTTCCTGCGCATCATGTCCTTATATTCATTGCTTGCCGCCTGCACTACTCCATCACCCCGCAGTCTATCAGATTCACCTTACAGTCTTTATACATGGTGGGCAGCCCATCCGGACCTATCTCGTCTATCTTGGCCGTCCGGTTCCCCGGATACATCCGCTCCGTCTTCCAGCAGTTGTTTTTCATGTCCGGAAACTTGACCGTCACCACAAACTCCTCAAACTCTTTAAGGATACTGCTCCAGGTCGCCGCATCCAGATAGGACCACTGCAGGCCGTCAATCTTATCCTGGTCACGGCCCACGCGCTGCCCTACGAATTCCCCCAGGGCATTCTTGCCCTGGTTCACGTTCGTAGCAATGGTTAAGCCAGGCCCCCGGTCATAGTTTGGATATTCATGTCCATTAATATAAATAGGCACTCCGGCCACCTCCTTACGTTGTGCGCAGCGTGTATCCGTTACGCTTATCCAGTTCAACAAGTTTCTTTTTAATTTCCCGGATATCTATGTTGACCGTTAAATCCATCTGTTCTATCAGGTCAATGATGCGCTGCAGCAGGTTTGCCATGATGGAAAGATACTGCTCACTCATGCCATTACTGCTTGTTTGGGACGCTAAAGCCACCGCCCGGTCCACCATTTCCTGCATCTTATCTTCAGGCGCCACAATCTCACCATAGTGCCGGTTATCACCAATCATGGCCAGCTGCGGGGTGTTGGCCCGGACGAAACCGCCTTGGGCCAACCGTGGAAGATGGATGTTCGGTATATTCGGGATAAAATCGGCGCCGATTCCCGGTATCTTATCCGCCACCTCATTTACGGCGTCTATCATGGCATTAATCGCATCAATAACCCTGTTGGCCATGTTCTCCACACCATCAATAATCATGTTGATAATGCCCTTTATATCTGCCCAGATACCGTCCCAGGTTTCTTTTGTCTTGGTTCTCACCGTATCCCATACGCCTGTAATCGCGTCTTTCATAGCCGTGAACTTCTCGTCTACAGTTGTTTTAATGGTATCCCATAAGTTTAAAACGAATTCCTTAATGGATTCCCATATTTCTGATGTCTTACTCTTGACATTCTCCCAGGCTGTGCTGATGGATGTCTTAATGGCATTAAATAATGCATTGGCCAAGGACTTAAGCCAATTCCAAAGAGTATTCAAGAGTGCCTTAATTCCGTTCCAGATGGTACTGGTTGCCCCGGATATGGCAGTCCAAGCCATGTTAACAACGTTTTGAATGAATGTTACGGCACCAGATACAAGCTCCTTCAATGCCTCCCAGATACCGGAGAATATCTCCTTGATTCCTTCCCAAGCAAGGCTCCAGTCACCTGTGAACACGCCAACAATGAAGTCAATCACACCACCTAGCGCCGTGAGCAATCCCTCTATGATGCCGGAAACGGATTCCCAGAATCCGAAGAATGTATCAATGGCGCTCTGCAAACATGAAGCTATAACTGGCGCTACATTTGTAATAAACCATTCGATGAATGGCTGTATGACCCCTGTCCACAATTTGGTGACCGCATCAGCCACTTTTCCGCCAAATTCCATAAATTTATCAATTAATGGACTGAGGTACTGGTCTTTGAATTCCACAAATCGTGTGGATAGGTTCTGCAATACTGGAAGGAAATATGTGTTATAGACATCAAGCAACAGGGTTCCGATTTCCGTGAACCCCTGTTTGAAGGTTGCCAGCATTGGCGCCACATGCTCATCATATGTTGCGCCAATCTTTTCAAAAGTTTCCGCAACCAAATCTTTGATTGTAGAAAAGATAGGTTCAACCGCGCTGAATGTATCCTCCAGGGTTGTCCTGATATAATCCGCATTTTTTATGAACGGGGCTGTAATAGTGTCCAGCACATCCGCCGCAAATGTCCCAGCCAATTCCATGGCCCCCATGAAGGCCTCGGAAAATATTCCGATAATATCTGCTGTAATCTGCTTCGCGCTGTTACTCCTGAGGGATGAAAATGCCGTTGCAAGTGCTTTGGAAAAATTCCCGCTTATCTCAGCAATCCTAGAACCGATATTGAGCATGGACACAATGTAGTCTCTAATCCGTTCGCTGTTCTGCTGCAGGAACAGGCTAATTCCACCCAATAAATTATCCGCTATGGATGCCCCGATGCTCGCCATGGAGCCCGCAATCTTGCCCAGGTTGATGGCCAGGATGTTAGTGAACCTGGTGGCGGCCTGTTCTACCTCTGGGGATGTGAAGATATCCGTCAGGCTGTCCTTGATGCTCTGGATGGACTCCCTCATGCTGTCCAGGACGCTGGTATCACCGAATCCAACCTTGAACCCTGCCATGAACAGGTTCTTAAGTTCATTGGCCTTTTCAATCAGCCCCGCGTATTTGCTGTCCATCTCATCCACGGCCGATGTATCAAGTTCGCCCATGTCGAACTCATCCGCAGAGTATCCACCATCCGTACCGCCTCCGGAACCTCCCCCGCCGGAATCCGTATCAGGATTAATGATATTGAGCTCATCAATCCCTGTCGTGGCACTCTTCATGTCCTTGGCTGCCTTCTTGGCTGCGCTGCCTGCTCCTCCTGCAGCTGCCCCTGCTTTATCAGCAGACTGGGCCATCGCTTCCATACCAGCCGTGGCCGCGGATGCGCCTCCCCCGCCCTTCTTACCGGTCACCATCTCCGTGAATGCCTTGAATGCATTGGCCAGGCTCATCAGCTTACTGATGATGCGGTTGATTACCTGTATGACCGGTGTCAGCACATTTATAAGACCCTGACCGATTGTGGCTTTAAGGCTGTCAAATTGGAGCTTAAGGACCCTAACCTGGTTTGCCCAGCCGTCAGCCGTCCGTATGAAGTCCCCGGATGCCAGTGACAGCTGGTCCTGCACAAACTTATACCGCAGGGCCACCTTCTCAGCCTCAGACATCTTGGCCGTTACCTTGCCATAGCCGTTCGCCAGGGCGTAACTGTCCAGGGCGCTCTGGGTCATGACAATACCCAGGTCCTTAAGGGTTTCTGTCTCACCAGTAAAGACAGACTTTAATTTCGTGTAGGCCTCGTCCTGACTGATGTTATAAAAAGAGGCCACATCCCCAGCAAGTCCGGTCAAAGTCGTGGCCATCTCATAGGCCTGCTGCTCCCCAAATCCAAAAGCCTTGGCCATTGCCCCGAACGTTCCTGTAAACTTCTTGGCCATGGTCTCTGACAAACCGAAAGAGGTTATGGCATTCTTAGCGAAGTCATCCACCTGTTTGGACATCCGTGGGAATGTGACATCCACCACATTCTGGACTTCCGCAAGGTCGGAACCCAATTTAATACATTGTGCACCGAAGTCTATGATTTTTTTTACCGCAAATGCCGCCGCCAGGGCGGCACCTGCCTTTTTAGCCAGCCCCTGGATGCCCGCCATCTGCTGCTTGAATTGATTCTGGTTGACCACAAGGTCAAGGCCAATCTGGCCTACGCTGTCAGCCACGGTACCACCTCCTATCCACACATGGCTGCGAACATCTTCTCCAGGTTGGCCATTTCCTTCTCGAAGGTTTTCTCATCCATTTCTTTCATTTCCCGGTTACGCCAGTCATCATATATCCGGCGCTGGTCCTTTGTATAATGCTTGATAATGTCCTTATCCGTTTCAGACCGGATGGCCACCACCCGTCCCAAGGCAGTCTCCGGGGACAGGCCGGCAATCAGCGCCTTGAACTCGTCCCAAGAGACTGACTCAAATTCCTTCGTTCGTATACGCAACCCGTACTGCGACAGGAAGCTGGAAACTATCAGGTCCCAGTCCTCAAACATATCGTAGTACGGGTCACTGCTCTCCCCCGGCAGGTTCCTCCGTACCGGAAATGAGCTGGACGGCTTCCTGGACTACAATAATCAGGTCATTGAATCCCAGTTTCATCCTCTCTATCTCTTTCTTGGATTTTTCTGGGAACATCATGTCGTAGGCCTCCAGGATTTCCTGTGCACCAGGGTCATTCGCCGACATCAGCCCCATGACCTTAAGCATGGTCGGAGCATCCGCATTCACTTCTATGGCCTTTCCCTTGATGACCAGGGATGGATTCCCTTCAAAACTCAGCTTATCCGTGATATCTACTTTTCTCGCCATTGTCCAACCCTCCTTATACTGTTGATGATTGCGCTGGAGTGAAAGTTGGCTTACCATAACCCGTCACCTCAAACTCCAGACCGTCAATATTTGTCGTGTCACCACCTCCGGGCGTCGTCACATTAACGACTACGTCACAGGCCAGCTTTGCTCCGCTGACCATGGTCCACTCAAACTTGGTCATCACGTCCTGTCCAAACTTCCACGCCAGGCCGGCAATATAATCATTCCCCGGGTCCCCAACCGACCGTTTTCCCTTGAAGCTGAACCCAAGTTTCTTACCGGTCATGGCAGCCTTGGCCCATCCGGCAGCATCCATGGAATACCACTCCTCAACGGTACCGTCTATGGATGGTGCAAAGTTCTCCAGATCGGCAGGCATCACCATCTGTTCAGTTGTACTCTCAAGGCCCGCAGTGCCAAACTTAAACACATTGTTATGCACGGGATACACTTTTCCCTTTGCTGCATCTGCCATCTCTTATACCTCACTTTCTCTGATATACAAATTCCAGCCATATCACATATTCGTAGACACCCTTATCATCCGTCCCCACGTCCACCGGTTCCGGGACCTGGAGGATGATGCAATTGATGGGTGTATCCCCTATGGATAAGCTGGATACGTTTTTAAGTTTCTCATATAGTGCATAGGCAGCCCGCTCTGATGCCTGCACATCCTTGTCCCAATGGACCAGCAGTGATATACGCCGGACATCATAGCTGCTGTAATCATGGCCACCCAGCGCCATCACGGGAGGGCCGCTGCCCTGCCGGTGATACACGCCTATGGAATGGTCCTTCTTATTGTTCAGCTTCCCGATATAGACATTCCTGTCTTCAGCAATGGCCAGACCGGCTATGTATCCCCGGATATCGTCCAGTTTCAGCATCATACACCACCTGCTTTCTTGTAAAACCTCTTAAATGCGTTCCTGGCAAAATCCTGGCTTACTCCACCAGGTAGCCACGGTTCGTACCATTCACCGCCGGCAAACGGGTTCTCGTCCGTCTGGAAGTTGTACTCCGGATGATAATACAGACGGCGTGCATAAGGTGTGCTGGACACCAGCGTTACTTTGCCTTGCTTGGATTCGCTGTAATCGACAAATGTACTCTCATTTTGAAGATTGCCAGTCTCAAAAGGCATCACCTGGGCCTGTACAACCTCTGTATGCAACGCCTCCGCTGTCATCTCCAGGGCAGTCACCGCCGCCTGTGTCAGCTGCTTAATCCGTGGGAAATTCATTTTCACAGTTGATTTTACCTGCATCAGACCACCTCCAGCTGGCAATAGTTCACTGTCCCATCCGGGTTCCTGGCTTTCATCCCCTGTTCAATCCTCCGTTCTTCCCCAAATACAGTTACGGTACCCCCGCTTAAGGTTGGGAAGTCTGGGGCAATGTCCCCGGGGAACAGGGCCGTACCGGTTATCTGCACCAGCTTCTTTTCTGTGGTCAGAATGGTCTTGGCCCGGTCCTGGAAGTTACATTTTAGGTCCAAGTCCACTACCTTCTCTGGATGGCCGCGGTTGTCTGTATCCTCTGATTCCAGATGGACGTGTATATCCGTCCTGCATAGCCGTTTTGGCACTAAACATGGGTATTTCATAGCCTCACCTCGCTAACCGGCAGCACAGACCCGTCTGGGACAGCAGAGCGTACACATCGCGCTTCATGGCTACACCCTTGTCTGTAAATACGTTCCAGCTGCTACCGAACTGTGCGGATACACCGTTGATGCTGTAGCCCTGCAGGATGGTATTAATTTCGTCCGCGTTCTCATACTCAAAGTCCGCCTGCTGGCAGACCACTTCCTGTATGGTTTCCTGCTGGAAGGCCGTCAGATTAGAAAATCCCCGGCCTACAATCCGGTTGTAGGTCAGGGAATCAACGTGGCGGCTGGCCTGCTTAAGGGCCCTGTCCAGCTCATCCATGGGGATTACGGTCCCCTTGTATACATCACAGTAATATTCATATGTGACATAGGGTTCATAGGGCATATTACTCACCTGCCTTTTTACTCTCCGCTTTCTTTGCCGGTTCATGCCTTGCGGCCCGGAGTGAAGCAAGTTCCTCCCTCAATGCTACATTTTCGGCATCCCTTTCAGTCGCCAGGCCCTGAAGGCGCTCAATCTCTTTCACTGCCTTCATGTATTCATCGTAAGGTATTGTCTTTCCGCGTCCATATGCGGTCACTTGACCATCTTCACTCACAATATCAAAGCCTGCATCCTGATAGGACTTCTGCTGGCTTTCATCAATTGTGTACTCCTTATTTCCTTTTACTGCTCTCATATTACCTCCTTATGCTCCGGCTGCTTCCACATTCATGGCACACCCCTCAACCTTCTTCTCAAGAAGGAACAGGTCTCCGTAGCAACGGTTCTGATACAAATACCCATCTGCCGTCCTTGAATCTGTTCCTGGGGTAAACAGCTTGATATAGCTGTATTTATCCCGGCATACCACACAAGAGGCATGAATCAGAATCCAGTTAATCTGCTTCGCATCAGAGGCAGCCACGCATCCTGTAGTGAAGTCATACTTAGTCTTCATCCTGGCCGCAGGCACCATCTTAATGGTCACATCATCCAGGCTATGTACCTTACGATTGATTGTGGACGGGGACGTTACGGTCATGACCCTCTGGAGTCCTTCCGCCTCCTTCACAATCTTATTCATGGTTGGGGTGACATACAGCATTCTCCCTTCTTCCGGGACGCCAGCCTCATCCATTCTCGCCATCTCCTCATCAAAAGCTTCCAGGAAGTTGGCTGCCGTGATGACATCAGTACTGATACGACCAGAATAAGTGGTCAGTTCTGCATGAAGTTTGGAATAACGATAGGAATCTTTTTCCGGAATGGCCTGTTCGGTCTCAAAAGTGTTCTGTATGTTTGCCACGGATAAGGTCAGGTTTGTTTCGTCAATGTCCATGGGGTCAATCCAGAACTCAACATCCCTGTCGTGTTCCAGTTTCTTTGCCTCCCAGTCATTACTGAGCGTTCCTGAGTTAAAGCCTGGTGTCCGGGTATGGTCTTTGTATCCGGTCACTGCCATCCTCGGAAGCTTGATGGTCTGGGCGTTAATGAATTTCACCTGCTGGTTACTCTGTGTCAGTGCATCAGAGCACAACTCCTTTGCATATTTCTGCTGCAGGAGCTGGGTGAAGGTTGTTGCATAATCATATACTGCCATTTCTTAATCCTCTCTTTCTTTAGAGTCCGAACGCCTTTTTAAGGGCGTCATCTGTTGTCTGGGTCTGTTGCTGCCCGCTGGCTGCGCCCACCTGGATGAATCCGGTGGATCCTGGTGCCTGGGGTTTTAGTGCCGGCACGTCCTCCAGCACCTTGTTCAGGGCTGCCTTAAGTGCCTCATCATTGATTTTCCCATCCTGTCCCATGACCTGACCTAAATCAGCCATCTTGAGGACATAAGGGATTGTCTTGGCGTCAATTCCCAGGGATACCGCTGCCATGGTTGCCGCAGCCTGCATCTGTGCCTGTTGGGCGAGGGCCTGGGCTTGGGTGGCCTGCTGCTGTAACGCAGCCACATCTGGTTGCGATGCCGCCTTCTGCTGCTTGAATGCAGCAATCGCCTGCTCTACTTCTTCCTGGCTGAGTCCCTGCTGCTTGAAGTAGGCTTTCAGGGCCGTGTCCTCCTTAGCTGCCAGGGTTCCCTCCAGCATCTGCTGGATTTTGGCGTAATCAATTGCAAGCGATGCCTGCTGTCCCGTTTGGGTCTGTGTCTGCTGCTGGTTCTGACCTCCTGCTGGCGGCTCAGTTCCTCCCGCTCCACCCGTGGGCTCAGCAAATAACTGTAAGTTCATACGTTTCATAATCCATACCTCCATTTTAAGGGTGTCACCCTGTGATTTTCGTTTCATCCATTGTCATCAGTGTCACTGGCCGCGCAGCAGTTTAAAGCCATGCTCGTGTTTGGGCGTAAAAATAGCACCCAGGATAATCCTGCGTGCTTATTCTTCTTTGTGGCAAATATTTGTCAGCTTCTTGTACACATCTTCATACAATTCTTGCTTATCGCCGTTAAACGTATATTCAGCATAGATTCCATCTCCGCTTATTGTCGTAGATGCAAGACACTTGTAATTCTGTAAAGTCTTGCATGACCAAACAATAAATACATCGCCTAAGTCAATTTCAACTCCTGGTCTATTTTTTCTATACCACTCAACCAATTTCTTCTGGCATACATTTTCAAAATGCTTCATTCCTGTAATAATCATATAATCCTCTCTTTCCGTTGCGATATCGCAACAAATAAAATACCACCGGCCTTATTGACTGGTGGTATTAAAATTCTATAAATTCACATAATCAAGAAGTTATCTGGCAGGCGTACCATGCTCCTGCATCTCTCGGGTTTCCCCTGTCAAACCATCGGCGTGTGGACGGGTACGAAATCTTCCACCTCAGATAACTTCTCTTTTATGTTACTCACATTGTATCATTTTTATTCCTTTTTGTAAAGGATTAGCTTATTTCTAAGCAATCTATTCCATTCCTTTTCATCTATTTTCATAAATGTTATGATGGAATTCTTAAATCCTGGATTATCCGTTGATGTTGTCAATCTAAGCACAGTTTTAAACTGCCGTTCGTTAGATTCCTTTATTTCTTTTAGGATTAACGCTGTGTTGGGTTTCTTTGTTTCAACAATATAGTCCGGTTCCTCCACAATTAGTTTCAAATACTCACAGTATTTTTCGTAATCATTGGGATGGCGTTCTTTAATATGGCCGATACGCTCATCTGTTATAATAACTTCGTCTGTGACTATGTCTTCCGTAATACACTTATATATCTCTTTGTCTATCTTTCCGACTGGATGCACCTGTATTTCCTCTTCTGTGTCTATTGGCTTTATTATATCAGGTTCTGTATCTTTTGCAATAGTTCCCCATTCTTCTCTCTTTGCCATATACCGTTCCTGATTTTCTTTGTCCAGCGAATAAGCTACCAGCCGCCTGAACTTTTCAGCCTGACGCTCTGCATACTGCCGCTTTGTCTCCTTCTGATTTGCCCGTTCAACGGCATCCAGTTCCTCCTTGGTCCAGGTGTCGTCCGCAGTGGAGATTCCAGGGAAGTATGTTGTGTGGCTGTCCTTGCAACGTGGATGATATAGACCGGCTGCTATAGCTTGGCTCATCAGCGGGTACAGCCCATCGGATTTCTTTCCACCTGACCACACATCATCAATCAGGACCTTGCCAACAAATGGCAGGCACTTCGGACACGGGTTCCCGCGCTTGTTGACAATCACGGTAGTAATCCCCCATTCCTGCCGCTTCTCTCCCTCGCCCTGCAGGTAAGCCCGCTTGCTGGCCGTCCGGATGGCCATGTCGGCATAATCTGCCAGGGTATGACGGGCACCATTGGCATACTCTACACAGTTAAGGCCCCGTGAGAGCATATCCCTGGTAGCCATGTCCACTGCCTTCTCGTAGGTTCCTGCACCGGTATTGGCATAAACCTGGGCATTGAAGATTGCCTTACGATAATCATCATTAGCTTTACGCAGGACAGCCGTCTCCGCCGCTTCCATGTCGTGGGTAGTGGCCTCGATCAATGCTTCCAGCTTCCGGTCATTCAGTTTAAAAAACTCGGCGGTGGCACCTTTGCTGATTTTCCTGGCTGGAAATCCTTTGCGGATGGCGTTCAGTATCTGGATTTCCTGCTGCATGTTACCTTTTTGCCTGGATATCCGTATCAGCTCACCCATTTCCTTGTTGAGATTCTGAAACTGCTTTCCATACCGTTTTCGGTTATCCCTCTTATACTTTTCCAGGGCCTTAAGCTGCTCTGCCTGCCACATGGACCACTCAATACCCTCTTTGGTTTCCTCGGCCCGATGTCGGTCCATATTGCGTATCATAGACTTGATAAGTTCATCCTCTATGGCCTGGAAGGCAGCACCTATATCATACTCATTATGTCGCACTCATCAGCGCCCCTTCCGCTCCATCAGCTCCACCCTCCATCAGTTGGCCACCTTTGTTGGCATGTACCCTGAATCCCTGTGCCTTGAACTGTCTGGTCAGGTCCTTAAGCTGGGTCACGCTGCTGCACTTATCACAGCGCAGCTCCGCATACCCCTGTTTCTCAATTGCGTAGATTCCCAATGGCACCTGTTCCTTTGCCACCTGCAGCAGCCCCTGGTACTCCTTCTGGTTCATCTGGTACAGGCGGTTCATTACCTTGACCTTCACCTGGCTTTCCTCCCTTCGTGTTCAGTTGGAAGCCGCCGGCAGACGTACTAATCCCGGGTTCCTCCACTTCCGCAATGCCCTGCTCCGCTTTCAGCCTGGCAATTTCCTCCTGCTTCCACTTCTCGTCCTTGGTATCCCCATACAACTCCTCTACCTGGGCCTCAATACTCATCATGGGGGCACCAGGCCGAGCCTTGGCCAGGGTCTCCACCTGGCTCTCAAAGGATGGGTTTGCATACTCACCGAAGGGGATATCCACTTTGACCTCCTCCACCCCCTTACCATGAAGGATATTGCAGGCGTTGATTGCCGCGCTGACCAGCTCCGGAAGAGTCTCCTGCAGAGCCTCCACAATAGCATTCCGGGTGTACAGGGTAGCTTTTTCCTTTTCGCGCTGCGCTTCGGCGTTGTCCAGCTTCTTGACATCAATCCCCAGAGTGGATGGGCTGATAACGCCCTGCAGGCACAGGTCCAAAGCTGTACAATAGGACGCCAGATAACTATCGTGGGGGATAGTTGGCTGCACCACATTGACCTTGTTATCTGCATTCTCTGACATATCATTATCAGAAGCAAAATATCGGTCGTCAAATGGGTTCGGCCGGATGACCTTCCCTGTCTCCGGGTCGTGTGGCACCAGGCAGTCCGGTATGTACGTCTTGGCCCGACCAGCACGCAGCGCATCCATCCACTGGGACCAGGCCTCGTCAAAGGCATCAAAACTGTCCAGCTTACCGTCAAAGATGCTGCCACCGCGTCCCTCGTATTTGGTGGATTCATAGACTTGCAAGGGTACGGCCAGCATGACTGTATCATCAAACTTCGTATCTTTTATTCCCTTTGTGGCATCGATGGCATTAAGGGGTACCGACGTGTCACCCTTATACAACTCGTTACGTATATAGCCGTATCCATAATGCTCATACAGGACATACTGCTGATACCCGGATTTGTAGGGGGTCTTGAAAACAACTTCCTTCACCCGGTCCCGGTTTCGGACAATCTCAACCCGCTCCCCTGGATACCACTCCAGGATTGGATACTCACTGACGGTCGTGTCAACCGTGACCTTGAAGGCGCCGTCCCCGATGTACAGGACCTCCTTCAAGGCCTTCTCCAGCTTACGAGTGAACTTATTATCCTTTGCAATGTCCTCCCACAGCTGCCGCTGCTGGTCGTTACCTGCAAAATCAAAATCAATCATGTCATCCAGGACAATGCCTGACAGGATACGGATAATCAGCCCGGGCAGGCCGGTATGTATCTTGCGCATCTCCATACCCGGTGTACACCTGCTGGCCCAGAACTTGTATCTGTCAGCGTACTCTGGAGCCTGCTGATACATCTGCTCCAGCTCGTTACCATCACCACGGTACCAGATGCGATTTCGGATGGCATTGGTCTCGAAGTCCAGGACCTCGTTAATCTGGATGCAGTTCCCGCTGGCCGGTACCACATTCAGCCAGCTGCGGATGCCCCGCTTGATTGTCTCATTCATGTTGTTCAGCCACCTCATTTCTTCTCATCCTCCTCGAATCCAATCAGGTTCCGGTATGGTATCCACGCATACTGATTGGCATTAATGGTATGGTCGTTCCTGTCCTCCGGCTTGTCCTTCTCGTCATCCCAGGAGTACCGGTCCAACTCGGACAGATGCTCCGCACAGGTATCTACTACTAGGTAACACCCCTGCTGTATCCAGCCCAGCTGCAGGTTGATACGGTCGATGATTCCCAGCTGCTTGTACGCATCCCAGAAGTTATACAGACAGCCCTTAAGCCGCTTGTATTTGCGTAGCTCCGTGATGGTCGCCTGGTCCGCATTGTCTATGTACACATCCTTGGCAAACCCCCAGTCCTTGCGGCACTGCTCCAGAAAGGCCACGAACTTGACTGCTGTGTCACTGGGGGCCAGTGGGACATCCAGTTTGGCGTTGTTGTAGACCTTCTCAGCCAGGGTAACAAGCTTTCTGTCCTCCGTGATGCCCTGGAATATCATAGCTATGGTATCTGGGGACTTAGAGGAGTAGGATGTGTCCAGGGCGGCAGTGAACTTTTTGAATTTCAGTGCCTTGGCCTGCTTGACTGTGATGACATGCTTAGACCGCTCGAAGTTGCTGAAGATCAGGCCGGTTGCCTTGCCTCTCAAGCCCTGGATCTTGTTTTTCCAGATCTTTGTGCCCTTCGGCGTGTTGGTCATGATCTGGTCCAACTTCTCCTTGGACAGGCCCAGATTATGGGCAAAAGAAAAGAACCAATGCACCCAACCGGGTTTTGGTTCCTCCTGTAATTCATCCATTATCTCTTTTGGTGTTTCATCTTCCCACTCAGGCAGTGGCCTGGAACAGTTGATATACTCCTTATACACATCCAGGCCCGGGTCATCCGGGTTGAGCGTGGCCATCAGGTAATCGCTTCTCATGGCGGCCTCACGCACAAACTCAATGTCTGCCGTGTTAATCTCATCAATGTACAAGCATCCGTACTGGCCGCCCAGTGCATCCTTCCACTTGCGCTTGTTGCCGTAGCCGACAACAAAGATTATCTTATCGCCGCCGGATGTGTGGAATAGGATGTGAGGCATGTTATATCCACCGCCGCCGTTGCCTTTGTACTCCACCAGCACGCCGAAGTCATCCAGGATGCCCAGGTCCTTCTGGATGATGTTCTTCTCGGCGGCGCCGGTGTCATCCGCAGCCAGGATGTGCAGCTTTTTGGGCGATTCCGCTACCTTTAGCATGAATTTGAATAACCCCACCGTGGTCTTGCCGGCCGCCGTGGTACCCTCCAGGAACTCCACCGGGGCATCACAGCGCAGGAACGCCTTGTACTTATCCGACAGCAGTAATCTACCCGCGCTCATTACCCACCACCACGCATCTGCTGGAGCAGGTCGTCAAGCTTGGTCTTTTCGGTGTTAAGCCCACCGGACAAATTATTTTCTACCTTCGTCGTATAGCCATATTTGCTCATCCACAGCCCCGCCAGCTGCGACGGGATTATCTGTAGCTCAAATTTCTTCCTAGCATCAGCTTCGCACTCCTCTCGTATGCGCGTGACGATGTCCCCATACCTCTTCCTTTTCGCATAAGTCTCATAAAATTTCGACCTTGCAATCCCAAGATATACACAGAATCCCTCAATGGTGTAGGTAATGCTCCGCTTAAGTTTGGCTGACACAAATTCACTGTTCTTTGAACTAAAGTCATGGGTAAGCACTTCCTGGTTATCACATTCCTGTTTGTACGCTTCCCAAAACTGCTCCATTTCTTCTGGGGATTTAATCTTCAATGGTCTTCCCATCCGTGCTCACCTCCTTGCGTCAGTCAAAGAAAAGAACCCCAGACCTATAATAGCCTGGAGTCCCAGAAAGGAATTTACAATGTCAAATGTATCTGTCTGAATAGCGGGGGCAGGATTTGAACCTGCGACCTCCGGGTTATGAGGCCATTGAGCTGCCAGACTGCTCTACCCCGCATCAATACCGGCTCGTCACCGGTATGCTCCAACTCACGCCGCGGTTGGCTTACGGATACCTTGCACCAGTATGGTATCAACTGGGAGCTGCTCTCTATCCGATTTGCGAAGCTATGAAGAGGCAGGAGAACGCCAGCTTCTAGTCAGCTGCCAGGCTGTAACACCTGGCGGCCGTTATTTGTGGGGAGGATGCAAAATCAATCAGCTTTCCGCTCCATCCAATTCTGCATATTACAATTATAAATCGTCCAAAAGGACTTATCAAGGACATCATTTTGACGCAGTTTGTCAAGCCCTTAATCAAGCATAATTGCATCCGCTCCAAACAGATATATGCTCAGTATCCCAGTGAGCTCCGTCACCCACCGTCTTGCCGTTCTATCTGAACAATTCAAAAGCTCTCCAATTTCGTTAGGCTCCATACCATCAAAGTACCTATACTTAAAAGCCAGATACTTCTCATGCGTATTCTTCCGACACTCCTCATCCTCCAGGAGCTTCAAACACTTGTCTATGTGTCCTATCATGACAATACTCCGGAGCTTGCTCTTGATGATACTGTTGATAAAGATATCTTCCCCTGTGAACTCCTCCAGTTCGTCGCCATTATCCATGTCGGACAGTTCTGCCACTCCCTCCTCCACGTTCTGACAGATGCGGTTATAATTCTCCATCAGCTTCTTGGTGTTCTGGAATACCTTTATTCTCTTTTCCCTCCGGAGTTGCCTCTCATGCTCCTTAAGGGCTTCCCTTGCGGCCAGCCTGGCCACTTCCTCCAATGCTTCCGTCTGTTTCACCGGCCTCACCTCCTCCCGCATCCAGGTACGGGCACGCCCAGCACCCGTACCGTATCCTGCCCTTGTTGTTGCGCTGGCCATCACACCCGTGACGCCCGTTGTCTATGTAACACTGTCTCATAATACCGCATCACTCCCTTCGGCGGCCGGCGCAGCTCCGGGACCGGACACAGGCTGGTATACATGTAGGCCGGTGCCGTCCGGATGCGCTCCTTGATGGCCTCGTCAGCCTGGGCGGCCAGAGCCTTGTTGCGGTCGATACGGCTGACCTTAGCCTGCTTACTGTCTGCTTTCTTTCTCAATCAGGTACCTCCCTTCGTATCACAAATGTCAGTTTAATTAAGTACACTCTGGTGGATAAAACTCAAGAATCTCAACTTTTCCAGAAACCAATTCTTTATATGCAGAAGCTCCGCAATTATCGCAATACAGATATTTACGAACCACACACTCTCTACCCTTGCCAATATATGAATCTTTATCATCCAAACGCATTTCAGAACCACAATATTTACATTCCATCTTTACACCTCCTAGTACAGCATTGCTTAAATATCAGTGATTAAATTACTAATGGTATCCCGGCATATGTCCACTTAAATGGGTGTGCTGTAAGATTGTATTGTTCAATAAAGCGCAGGATGCTTGCTTCCAGTTCTTCTATTGATAGG